CTGGCATAGTTTCTCCTATGGTTGTTAAAATTCGTGGTATATGTCTTTAGGGTTATCCACGGTCGCTAAAACTTCATCATCATTCAAAAGTCTTATCTCACCCCCATCTATTTTAATTCGTGATCCGGCGTATCTTGCAAAGATAATCCAATCACCTTTTTTACACCAAGGACCTTCTGGGTATCTTTCTTTATCGTAGCAGTGTGGTCCCATGTCTAAAACTAAACCACAAGTTGATGCTACTTGTGATCGTTCTACTGTTTCATCAGCTAATATAATTCCACCCTTAGTCTTTTCTTTTTGTTTAAAAGGTAGAACTAAAATTCTCCAACCCGTAGGTTTAGGAGTTTTTCCTATTTCATCTGATTTTTTTTCTGTTGGTTTGACACCAACTAATGTTTTATTCGGTAGTTCAATCTTTGGTTTTTGAACCGATGTTGACAACTGTTCCTTCATTTTCTTTTTGCTCCTTTTTGTTTAGCAGGCTGGATATCTCCTGACTTAAATATTGATACGTTCTTATCTGTCCTAACATATACTGATATTTTTCCATACTGTCAACCCCACCTGAGGCCATAGCTGAAACCGTATCATCGTGTCTCATCTTAATTATTTTTCTTATTTTATCTATAAAGTGATCTTCTTCCATAATACCCTTTCTATTTTTTTGCTATTTTATCTTTATTAGGTCCCTTTTTTATCACATAATCTTGAGTTCCACTAGCCCCTGTTTCTACCTCTTTTTTCAAGTGTCTAAACAAACTCATCTCAGTAATTTTTTTGTATTTCTCTTTTAAAAAGCTTTCTATTGATTTAGTATCTCTCATTAACAATTCCATTTTCTAAGCGACTTAGATAGTCTATCTTCACCAGTATTATTACTAGCTTTCTGTCTCTTACGCATTCCGGTCATACGCGCGCAGAATGAAGTTCTACGTTTCGCGGCTTTAGAACCTTTTTTTAATTTAGAAGGTTTTGTGGTTACTGCTGTTTTTAATTTGGAACCAGGGTTCGCGGCTCTGTAAGATGCGACACCTTTTTTATTAAGTCCACCCGATTTGGATTTACCTTCTTTTCTAGTCCAAGCTGCAGAAGCCATTACTTTTTCTTTTTAGGTTTCTTGGCAGTCTTAGCTGATCTTACAAAGTTAGCTTTTGTTGGTGCGCCTTTAGATCCAGGTTTTCTCATCTTCTCACCTGATCCTGCAGCGATTCTTTTTTTCTTAGCGTGTATGTTTGCGTATAGTCCACGTTTTGCCATTGTTTATCCTTCGTTTAAGATTGTTTTACATAAACTACAGTATTTAACTTCTTTTCTAACTGCAGCATTTTCATGTGTACAAACTATTTTAGATTTGCACTCACATCTTTTTCCAAAGATTTTATTAATAAGTTTTTTAAGCATTTTTCTTTTTAGTTTTAGGTATAATACCTTTAGCCATTAAGATATCTTTCTTAGTAATTTTTCCATCACCTGAATGATCTGGGAATTTATTTTTTTTCTTTTTAACGGGTCCACCTTTTTTATACATAGCTCCACCTTCCATACCCATGTCTGATGGATAGTAACCAGATCTCATGTCAGCTCTTGCATTCATAGAACCACCCATATTTTTTTTAGCTCTTCCGCCATTCATTAGTTTTTGTCTGTTTGGATTTGTTTGTGTATTATAGTTTCTATTTGACATTATCTGTTCCCCTTCATTGCTTTACCGAATCCTCTTAATGCTTTTCCACAACCTTTAGCTCTTCCACCAGATTTAAGACCCATTCTTCCGCCGTCTTTTCTATTTACTCTTCTTGGGTTAGAACTACCTGCATTTGTTGAATACATGTTGTCACCAGGTTTTGTCACGTTAGTAACTTTTGATTTGTTGTCAGCTATAGCTGTACCAGCACTTGCAACAGTATCACCTGATGAATCTACAATTTTTCCTCTGGTTCTAACATTAGAACCTTTAGGTTGTGTATCTTTAGGTGTTGTATCTGGTTTAGCAATTGGTTTTGTATCTATATCTTTTTTAGGTTTATTATCTTGAATAGTTGTGTTGGCACTCTTACCATCTTCAGTTGATGCTAAGTCTGCTTTATTTTTTCTTGCAGCCAATGCACCTGCTGTAATAACTCCCGCTAGTGCTGCAAGTCTTCTGTTTCGTTTTCTAGATTTTGCGCTCATAATTTTTTCCTTAAAGTTATTTTCTTTTTATCAGATCTGTTGCCTTAAGTCCATAGACGCTTGCAATTACACCAACAAAAATTGTTTGGTACCAAAACGGTAAATTTCCAAAGTGTAGGAAGAATAACTCCATTTTCTCCATATGTACAGGATTATCTGACCATACAGACCATCCCAGCATTACGATTGGAATTGACAGCAAGACCAAAATAAATTCGTCTTTCCAATCCGATTGTCTTGCTTCTAGTAATTTTCCAGAATACTCTAATTCTCCAGAACTCATTTTCTGAGCATGTTTCATAGCAGCATCCGACATAAGCATCTTTGTCTGTTGCTTATTTTTGTAAATGTGTGAGCCTGCAGAAACGGCTAATTTAATTGCCGATAACCACATATTAAAACCAAGTAGCTTTTTGAGGTTTTCTAGTCTTTGTACCTTTAACAGTTACTGTGTCGCCTTGAGCAATGTAGTTTCTTCCTCTGATACTTGTTTGAGATCTAGGATCTAAATGCAAGTTTTGAGAAGACTCTTCTACTTTAACTCCGCCACTAGCGTAACCATCTTTGTTTACTCCAACTGCTTTTGTTATTTTTGGGTCCTTCATAATTTTCTCCTATTTATTTAATATACTAATTTTTAAGCCCTTTCAAGACATTTACATCTCTAGCTTTCATAGCATCTGATGTTAATTTAACGTCTGCAGACATCATTGATTTCTCAATGGCTGTATCAGCTCTTAATTGAGCTAAATCTTCGTTTTGTTCAAGTTTTTTATCATTAATATCTTTTGCTTGAACCATTTTAGCTCTATCAAGATTAATTCTAGCTTCATCTTCTTTTACTTTACGTTCAGCTTCCATAGCTTTTAAATCTACTTCTCTTTGTTTTAATTTAAGTAATGGGTCATGATCAAACTGAGATGTTATTTGTTTTTCTTCCTTCATAAAGTCTTCAGTCATGTCAGCAATCAATAACGCTTTTCTAGCTTCTATCTTTTGAGATATTTGTTGTAGCTGTTGTTGTGCTTGTGGGTTTTGAACTGCCATTTGTTGTAGCTGTGGTAACATTTGCATTTCTTGTGGAAATTCTAATTGTACCTGTTCTTGTGCCATCAATGATATGTGCTCCATAATATTTTTTTCTAACGCTGCAGTAATGCTAGGATTGTTTCTAACAAAATTACTTGCCATAAAATTTAAGTGAGCAGTAACATGTGCTCTATGATCTTGTCCTGGAAAAGCTTGAAATGCCTTTTGTCCCATTGCATCTATATGTTCTAATGCTGGATCTTTTGGTTGATTTGGTGGAGGTGGTGGTAAAACTCTATCTATGTCTTTTACACCTATTGCTTCATACATACTTCTATACGCCATATACATGTTATGCATGGGTGGGTTAGAAGTTGCTAATCTTAATTGTTCTTGTGCTAATGATATTCTTTGACTCATTGAGAATATATTAGGATCAGCTACCGGTAATATATCTACTCTTTCATCAAAGTCTGTTGCTTTAATATTTCTAGATGCACCAGGAACATCATAAGGATATTCTGGTGGTAAAGACTCACCAAATATTTTGGCAAGTAATTTAAATTCTTGTTTAAGACCTACATATAGTCTTTTATGGATTGCTGACATCACTCTTGAACCACGTTCTAAAAGAGCTACAGTTGTACCAACAGCGGCCTGTTGATTCCCGTCCCCAACCTGCATGTCAGCAATGGACGCGAATCTTTGTCCTGCTTGAACTACAATTCCCATCAGCTGTAATAAAGTTTGTGATGGTTCCTTGTAAGGTAAGAATACAAAAGCATCTTTTAGATTACCACCTGGAGTGTCAACATCTTTAAATTCTCCTGGTTGAATCGCTGTAGCGTCGTCTTTTACTCTAACGCCTCTTTGTTTAAATCCTGCGGGTAGGTTTGATAACGTCCCAGCATCTAATAACTGACGGAGAGCCGCAGTTGCAGTACGGCTCAATCCGCCAATCATATGAATTAATCCTAAGCCATAAAAACCTAGTCCTGGCAGAAATTTGAAGTGGACGAAATATTGGATTTTATTTTTCTTTGGATCATTGGGCGCAAAGTTTCGTCTAATAGACAATACTTTCCTACTACCTTCTTCGACTGTAACGACGTAAGGTAATTTTATTCCCGTTGGCTCTCCGTCGGGGCCAAGGTCTTCGAATCCTTCCAAATCTAGATCAACGTGGCATTCTAGAATTGTATACAAAGGATCTGTTCTTTGGGATTTTGTAACACCTTCAACTTCTCTCTCTTTGTCTTCGAGTTCGTTAGTGACTGTGCCAGTTGGTTTTGTCAATTCGATGTCAGAATAGAATCCAGATAGCATCTGTTTTCTTAAATCGTTTTCTGACATCTTGACAACGTGGATGACCGATTCTGCATCGTCTAATGAGGTAGCCGTATACGGAACAACAAGGTCATCTGCTGGAACAAACTTAGAAACTGCTCGTCCCAATAAATCGTCGTAATAAACTTTTTTAAATGTAGAACCTGATAGTGGTAGGTAAAATAACATTTGATCAAAATCAGTTTCATATTCTTTCATCTGATCCATGATCTGATAGTTCATAAAATTCTTAACTCTTTGTGCCTGCATTTCTTTTTGTGGATCTGATTTACCCATTACCATTGTTCTAACGGGTCCATCTGCAGGTAATAATTCTTTGTAAGCTAGCGCTTGAAATTGTGTTACAGCTTCAGCCAGCACAGGGTGAGTTGCACCACTTGCTCCTTGGAAAGGTTCAGTTCTGTTTGTGTATTTAAATCCTAATAAATCTAAACCATTAATGTAAGATCTTTCCCAATCTTTACGAGACATTTTGTATTCCATGTAATCGTTTTGTAATTGATTACCAATTTCATCAGTATCGTCTTCTGGGAGTAATTCATTTAAATTTGCAAAGTGATCTCCGCCATCTTCAGGCATATCAACTTTAGAAGGATCAAAATCAATTGTAGCTCCTTCTTCGTCTTCAGTAATTTCTACAGGACCATTTCCAGTGTCTTCAATCTCCTCAACGTTAACCTCTTCTGCAACGGTATCTTCAGGTCGTTCGTTAGGGAGAGCTTTATCTATATCTGCCATATATTTTCTCCTAAGCTTTCTTAACTTGTTTTGGTGGTAATTTCAACCCCTGTGATAGAGGTCCCTTTTTAGGGGGCACTGCCCACCATTTAAATGCAGGATTCTTAGCTGCAAGTGTTGGGTTTTTCTTATTTTGTGGTTTTCTATTTTTTATACTCATATTTACTCCTTAATTCTGTTATACCACCTTCTGAAAATTGTGTACCTTTCATTCCTGGTTGAGACAAAACTTGTCCAAATTTATTTTGAAGTTCGTATTCTTCCAAAGGACTTAAACCTTTTATTTTTTGTTTTTTAGAGACACCATCTGGACCTTCTATAAAACGTTCATTCATATAGTATATATCATCTAAATTTTGATCAGCACTTATAGTGCCTTTTTTTCTCTCATACTTTGTCAAAAGACCTATCATACCTTTTGATAAAGGTTGTTCATCCATTGTTTTATAATTTTGACTTACGTAAGCTGGAATCATTTTTGTTTCATATTCAGGTAGTTTTCCTGGTTCTTGTTTAAGATCTCCGTATGATGGTTTTAATTGACCTGAAAAAAAACTAGGAGCACCAGTTTTATCTGGATCATCATATAGAGCATTTGTTCTTGTGTAACCGTACTCATTACCACCTTCTCCAACATAACTACCGGCTTTATCTTTAGCGTCTCTTTCAGTTATTTCTTTTAAATAATCTAATTCTCCAGATGTTGAAGTGTTTAAAATTTTTTTATCTAGCGCCTCTAATTTTTTTTGTAACATTTCTTGTTCTTTTGGATCTCCAGGCATACCAGCAACTTTCATAGGAATATCTTTTGTTTGTAAAGTGTTATTGTATTCACCTATGTCTACTAACATTTCTGCATATTTTTTTGCAGCAGGAGATAATGAACTTTTAGGATCTGCTAACACACGTTTAGCTTCTTGTACTTGAGGCTGTAAATTAAGCATACCCGCAAGCATTTCATTTCCAGCAGCTTCATCAAATGGTTGTCCTTTTCTTATCATATCATCTGCAACCATTACAGTATCATAA